CTGGAGGTATGAAACAAATCTCTCACAACAGATCCGATTCGGCACATTTTTGGGACAGGAAACTTCAAAATTTAGTTATTTTCTTTTGGAAAAGAATATCAGAAAGATATAGTAATAATTCCATATTATATGGATATGATTTGTTAAATGAACCGGCATACCGATTACAGCAGTGTAAACATTGTTATACGCTGAACGGATTGTATTTAAAACTAAAAAAGGAAATTCGTAAATTTGACACACAAACTGATATAATTTTAGAATCATCATTTGGGAAAAGTTCTACTTTGAAGTTTTTAAAACCATTAAAGGATGATAGAGTAATCTATAGTATACATTGGTACTCGCCAATGAAAATAACACACCAAACACTTTTTAATTTTTCAGAACTGATTGAATATCCAAATAAAGAATACAATAAAAATGTATTAAAATCTGAAATGAGAACGGCAATAAATTTTCAGAAAAGATATAACGCTAGAATGTATATCGGCGAGTTTAGTTGTATTAGATGGGCAAAGAATTCCTCCGCAAAATTTTATATTAGGGATGTAATATCAATCTTTGAAAAATTAGGATGGGATTGGTCTTATCACGCTTGGCGTGAATATGATGGCTGGTCGCCAGAACACAATTCTGATATGAATGACAAAGGTTGGAAATCGACAACGCCAGTATTGGAAATACTAAAAAAGCATTTCTCACTCAACTAATAATTCGTCCACAGAATATTCTGTGGACGAAGGACTACAACTTAAATATCTTATTGCTTCCGTTGTCCCATTGTACTGTAATATCGCCACCATTTGGTGTAACTGGAAGTCCTGAAGCTATGTCAATATATGCTATCAGTCTCGATGAAGCCTCTACACCAGTATCCTGCCATATTACCAAGGCTTCGGAAACATCTCCCGTAACTGAAGTGAATAGAACATCAGCAGCATCAGCAACACCAGAAGCGGCCGTCTTCGATGATAAATTACCAGAAGATGCGATTCTAGCCGCTAAAGGAACTGAACTGTAGAATTGATCAGTGCTTAGGTTTGCGGTATAATCATTGGTATCGACGAGAGTGACTTTTATATTATCATTCAGCCAATCTATATCACCAGTTAAAAAGGCTTCTCTACCTTTGTCGTAAAGTGCATTTGCCATATTATTTAATCCTTATAGAAAATTTAATAAAAAAATTGTTCAGAGAATTTTATTCTCTATATTTATACTCAATAAAATTGACTATTCCGATACCAATTCGGCATCAACTAGAGTTTTGAATTGTTGAATGTTTACAAAAATTTTTTCCGATACGTCATTCTTAAAGTAACCTTCATTACATTCAGAACAAAAATCACCTTCTACATTCTTAATTGTGGCAGTTTCATTTTTGTATGTATAATACAAATCTCGACAGTCACGAATTAATTCACCATTTGAACACGCAAAACATTTCATCTTCTGTACCTATAAACAATAAATTTGTAATTTCTCTTTTGTATTCTGACAATTTCTCTTGGTTTCACACCATGATTTACTATCATGTGCTGACCTATTGCTTCCTGACTCAGTATTGATGTACCAGGTTCAATTTCCATTTGAAAGGATGGAACACCAAAGAACTCCTGAGAATATATCAAATCTTTTTTACAGTCAAATAAATCATTATCGCCAAAAAAAGATTCTTCGGTTGGAATGCCAAATGCGGATATTAATTTTGGTTGTGGTATTATATCTGGGTCGCCTAGACTTTCTTCTGATTCTATTTCTAGAATTATTAGATAGGTCTCGCCACTTAAATCTAAATGTGGAAATGTTGTACTATTATTAATTTCTGGAAAGACTTCAGAAACAAACAATAGTTTAAATGAAGGTACTTGAGTTGTAGATAATATTTGTTCACTCATCCTTCGTAATCCTCACTCAAATGCGACTTAATGATATTTATCGCATAATATTACATTAAATTATTTTAAAGATTTTAGGAATTTTTCAAAAGCCTTTATCGCCAAATCTTCTCTAATTGATTTTTTCACTATTGGTTTTGTTATTTGTTGTTTAATTTTTTGCAATTCTCTTTCTACGATTTTGCCATTATTCCAAACCCATTCTTTTCCTTCTAGTATTCCTTCAACAAACGCATCAGGAGCACTAGGATCTGCAACGACATCAACTGTGGCCAAATAATAATCGTCTTGAACCTCTTGTAAATTATTATCTATTTCTTTTAAACTACCCATACCACGAGAAGAGACACCCAACTGAACTCCTTCATCGATGAAGGCTTTAACTATTTTTCCAGTTGGTGTGTCTAAAATTTTAGCTCTGCCAATAAAATTGCTACCATCTTCTCGTATGGATGTAATCATATGAGAAACACGATCAAGATTAATCGTAGGTGTTTCAGGATGATTCAATTCGCCAAGTGCTCTGTTTTTGGATACTGCTTCTTGAATATATCTATTAACTTCTTTTTGAAGAACGGAATGAGGATATATTCTTCCATTTCTGTTTTCTAAATCTGCTTGTAGGAAAATGCCTTCTATGAAGTAGTTTCTTCCAGGCTTATTTTCTTCCTGTAAAATTTCAACTTTTACATTTTCGTAGATTTCTCTTATGAGTTTCATTTTTCGTTATCCTTTGTTCACAGAAAAATCTAAAACTTTTAGAAAATTCTGAGGGCCTCTATTTAACATTCTTTCAAATTTTTCTTTATTTGTACCTACCATATACTGATGTGCGCCTAGTATGGCACTTGCACTAAAGATATCTACCAATATGGTCGAACCATTTTGGAACTTAATTTTTGCTCTTTTTTTCGAGCGAACAACTTCCCTGAGTTGTTCTATGACATCTAAGTTTTCATTTATTACTTTCATTTTGGTACCAAATAAAAATATTCTACAAATTATTTATCAATTTAAATCTTCTTCCAATAGTATATTTAAATCAAAAAATTCTTTGTCTTCTTTTGGCTGACCTTTATCGATTCTTTTATCTCGCTTAACTTCTGCTCTTTCTTCTTTGTTTTTTAAATTTTTAGTTTTTATTTCTGCTGCTCCGGTTTCTGGTGCATCAAAATTCACAGGTTCTTTTTGTTTGTCCAATTCCAATTCAAATTCGGCACTAGCCATATCAATATCGGCCCTATCTTCCGTCTTTTGTAGATATTCGTCTTTTTCGGATTTAATCTGTTTATCAATATTTTTCTGCAATTCTTCTGATTGGTTCAGAATTACATCTCTTACGTATTGATTTGAAAAATATTTACCAACGTAAGGTTCTATGGATTGTAAAACATTTAATCTGGTTAAAGTTAATTCTTGATCTTTCAGTTCGCCAAAATAATTGTCCTTTGAGTAAATAAAATAAATGTAATTTTTAACTTGCTCCCATTCTTCTGGCGATATGATATTTTTTAATATTAATTGTCTTTGTAATAATTCCATAAAAAGCTGAGAGAATTGTTGTCTCAGTCTGACTATAAACTTATAAAATTTAACCTCATCTCTGGTTATTTCTGTTACTCTACCAACATTGAAATTATTTTGGCTATCCAGTCTTCCTATAGGAACATTCAAAGACTGATAGAATTTTCTCTGGAAATATTCAATATCTGATATTTCTCCGAGATTTTGACCTCCAGGCAAAGTGTCAATAGAAGATCCGGTCGAACCGTCTTTAACGGCAAGCCAAAAATCTTCTTGCATTGAATAAAATTGTCTATCACTCTGTACTTCTCCAGTTTCGTGATTATATAACATATTATTTCGATATGTATTCATCATTTGCTGTACGAACTGTACCGCTTTATTATGTGGCATACCAGCCACGTCTACTTTAAAAACTCTTCTTTCTGGTGCTCTGGTTATGCGATATATGACCGATGCATCTTCCATCATTTTTAATTGGTTCAATGGTCTCATAGCTTTGTGTAGATGTGAATACACTATATTAGCATACTTATCCACTATTCCGGAATGACAATATACAACCGAATCTGTTGTGATTCTATAGGTGGCATATAAATCTGGCATATTGAAGTTAAAGAATGGTATGGTGCTAAATTGCATACCACCCCTTAATCCCATTTGATTGAATACAAAAAATTCTTCAACGTTTTTTACTAATTCAACTCCAGTTTCAGAATCAGTTTCTCTTTCTATCTGGGTTATTTTTTTCATTTGTCTAGGATCAACGTATCGTAATTCTTTGATCCCTTCTTTTTCTTTTCCTGGTATGACGAGAGCATGATAATATAATCTGCCATCAACATACCAAGATCTAAAAATTTTATATGCATCTTCTCTATAATTTAATAGAGATAAGCATTCTTGAAATTCGGCTGAGATTTTTTTCTTTATTGATGAGGGTATATCAGATTTAAGATTGAAATCTATTTCAACTCCTGGCTCTTTGCCTTCTACTGAAATGGCCTCATTTACGATATCATCTATTGCAGCATCACATTGTGGATATAAAGACATCTCTCTATATCTGGTAATCAGTTCAGTTTCACTTATGGCGGCATACTGTAGACTGTCGGCCGACTGTCTCATAAATTGATCTACGACCAAAGAACCGTCTTGTAAGTTTGGATTTACAGGACTTTTCTGTAGCTTTTTCAACTCATCTTCAGTTTTACTTTTCTTTAGTTCAAATCCAAATAATTTCATTTTTAAGTCTCTGATAAATGTAATGTATTGAACAAAATACTATTGTATTTTATATATCTTTATCTATTTATTGTCTGTTTAAATTGTACAAAAAAAGGGGCCGATGGGCCCCCTATTAATGTTTGGTTTGATAATGATGTTATTACCTTATTATAGGTAAGGAAAATGCACCGTCTGGTATGTTCACACCAAGTCCAGGCGAAGAAGACTGAGTAGGTACCCAATAATCATACGCAAGTGTTACTGTAAACTCTTGAATTGCCGTTGTTGAATCCCAGTTTACATCAATTGGTGCAACCACTGTAGGAAAACATCCAACCAGTCTATATGCTCTGAGTGCAGAACCATCTTTACCCAATTGAGTAATAATAGCACTAGCCTTATAGTTGTTCAATACACCCGCATCTTGAACCTGTGAAAGATTGGATTCGAGTCCATTGATTCTATTCGACCACTGGAAGAACAAATCTCTGTATTTGTGATCTTCATCATTATATACCGTCATTGTGTAGTCTTCAAATGTTCTGTTTCCATAAACCTTAACGACTCTTCCTTGGTGTGAAACGTTTACAGTTTCTACAGTAACTCCAGGCATAGAAGCCGCTCTACAGAAATATTCAAAATCGTTACCGCCGGCGGCAGCAATTAAAAATGAAGGTACTGTCAACTGTACCTTAAAAAGATTAGATCTGGCTCCACCGCCTATCAATCTATTCTTAAACGCTTCTACGCTAATGGACATTTTCTATCTCCTTTAAAAAGTCAATTTGACTTATTTATAACCATATTTATATGAGTGTGTTCTAAATTGTACCCTTAATATGGTCATATGAGAGGGTTTGAAAACCCTCTCAAGTTTTTACTATTAGAATTTACCTACAATCTCGTTGAACTCAACTCCTGTTCTTACTGCCACAAAATTCAATTGAATGAAATTGATCGATCTGGCAGGTTTAATATAAATGTCACCAACAAATTCATTGCGATCAATTACCTCAGAAGTATTATTTCTGGAGTCTGCAACGACATAGAAATCAAAGATACCTCTTCTGCTCTTAACCAACTGAAGATATGGTTCAATCAAAGACTTGAATTGACTTCTTGTAAATTCATCATTAAACTCAAACAGTGAGAATCTAGCAGCACGAGCGATACTCTTTTCGAGTACAATGAACAATCTTCTCACATTAATTCTATCAAATGCACTTGGTTTCGACAGCAAAGTTTTATCGCCGAACAGAACAGTACCTTGACCAGGGAAAGATACAACAGGATTTACACCGGCTTGATACAAATCATCTCTATCTGATTGGTTAGGATTGTATGCCAATTTGACTACATTCTTTATATTGCCTCTATTAAATCCAGCAGGAGAATACCAAGGATCTCTTTCGGTATCAGTTCTTACCATTAATCCTGCTATATCACCATTTAGTGGCAACCATCTATATGCATCATTGTATTTGTCATATTGATATTTCCAACCAGAATCTAATACTGCATATGAACTAGAAGGTAAATTGTTTCTAAATGCGACAATATCTACTGCTTCTTGCTTTGAGTTTGCAACAACATCATCTCTTTCTGGCGAAAGAACAACTAGACAATCCTTTCTGAACTCTGCTATATTATTAATCAAATATGTTGCAAGTGTTGCATCTGCATCACCGCCGAGTACAAATGAAATGTCAATTCTTTCTGGATCTTTAAACAGATCGAATCCTGAAATTTTATCAGAATTATTAGCAGCAGATCCATCAGAACCACCAGATAAACTAAATGTGCTAGGTTTGTCTATGCTATCAAAGACTGTACCCGAAGCAGTCGAACCCCAGTTTATTCCAGCAGGAAGATGATCTGTCCACCAAACATACCTGGAAGAACGATTCAACACATCCACATAATAATTACTGGAACCATCTTCCGATTTCGCATCCGATGCAAGTGAAAGTAATGCAAATCTTTCTAAAACTGAACCGGCTTGTCCACTGAAGAGTCCGTCTTCGTCAACAACCACTATATTAACCTGATCTCCTTCACCACCTCTTCCAGCAACAAAATCCGATGTTCCTGGTACAAACCTAACAACATCCGCAAATTCCCAAGAAAATTGTAGTTGAGAACCAGAGACTGG